GCCTGTAGGCCATACAGTTTTAACGTCTAGGCTACCTGACGTGCCTGAGTTCCAATCAGTGCCGTCTAGCGTATCAGAGAAGAACAGTGTATTCCTGTCTCCACTTACATCAGCAGCCCATATTCTACCAAACCCTGCTATAGCTTCATTAGCGTTTGGTGGTGTACCTGACGCTCCTGAGTGACTAGCTATAGTCTCTAACGTGCCTCCATCCTGATATATTAACGGAGCATGGCCTGTCTGGAAAAAGTACATATGGTCATTAAAGTTGACCATCTTCCAGTTGTTTGCAGATATTGTGTAGCCACCCGGAGTTTCATCAGTTAGCGAGGTAGTGCCACTAAATATCTTATTGTTACCAGCGGAGTATACTTTCTTACCGCCATCTAAAGCTATAAACTCTTTTATGCTTTCAGTGCCTATACTAGACCCTAAGGCTGTCAAAGAGCTAGTTACTTTGTTTATACCTTTTCTAGCACCAATCCTACCGAACTTATCTATTATAGCATTTTCCGCTATGGATGCAAAAGACGGATCCTGATTGACAGGTGAGTCCTGAGTATTCAGTCCTCTGAAACCCGGAGCACCTATGTATATTACTTGTCGTTGCTGTGCCATTATACAGGTCTGTAAATATACTCTTCAGGATTCTTATATGCGTCATGTGCAATAGCATCCGACAAAGCAGTGTCAGCTAAAGCAAAGTAGTCCTGTGCTGTCGTACCTCCTGTTTCTCCACGTTCCCTAGCTAACAAAGCTACGGCTAAATGTACTATCGGTTTCTCAGGTATTACTATTGTATCTGAGTCAGCAGATAAGTCTCCCGGTCTAATCAGTACATCAAAGCGTAATGAGTAAGTAGCGTCAGGAGTAGGGTATAACTTTACTTTACTGTTGTTAGACCCATCTACACCTGAGAATGTATACTTTTCAGGAGATCCGCTAACTGTGTCAGAGTTGTACTCTGCGTTAGCAAACCATGTAGGATTCTCGTACCGTAAGAAAAAGTTAGAGGTGTCATTAAGAACACTGTACAGTTTAATTCTGTCTCCACTTCCTGTAATCGTGTACTCGTTAGTACCACTGGAAGTAGATATTACCACAGTGCTGCGTAGCTCTGACCAATCATGTGAGTTTTCTACAGTAGTCTTTGCATCGTTTACAAAGTCTCCTACCATCTTTGAGTAAGCTGTGTTAGCTACCCCGGATACCTCGTCTTCCCTAAGTCTTCTTAGAGCACTGTTTACTAAAGTTAAATATGTTGTGCTCATGCTACGTCCCTAAATAATCCTTGTAAAAAGTTAGGAGTCTCTACTTGTGGTAGTGGGTCTAGTAACTCTGGAGCTTGGTATGCAGGTTTGAACTCAAAGTTTTCAAATAGCGATTGTGTGACTCCTCCGGGCCTTAGTAAGCCTATACCTAGGCCTAACCCCAACCCAGCACCTAAACCTGCTCCTGCGCCTTCTCCTGCTCCAGAACCTTGCCCTGTGCCGGTGCCTTCACCTGTTGCCTCTCCTTCACCAGAAGTTGTTGCTTCCTCGCCTGTAGTTTCAGTTTCTTCTGCTTCAGTTGTTTCTTCTTCTTCTGTTCTTTCTAGAACTTCTTCAGCTTCTTCTAGTACTTCCTCTACCGTTTCTCCAGTAGTATCCTCAAAAATACTTTCTTCAGCTTCTTCTCCAATATCGCTAAAGTCAGTTTCTTCTGTCGTTTCAACAGTAGTTCCTGTACCTGTTTCAGCCATAGGAACTGAAGTTTCTCCTGTGCCTGTAGCAACGCCTGTTCCAGTCCCAACACCAGCTCCTGTTTCTACACCAGCTGTAGTTCCTACTCCTGTACCGGCACCTGCACCTGCTCCTACTCCTGCCCCTGTTCCTGTACCTGTAGTAGTACCTACTTCAGAAACACCTGTTCCTGTAGTAGTCCCTGTACCCTCAGTTACGTCTGTTCCTATTGTTTCTGTTCCTGACCCAACACCTGTATCTCCAGTTGTCGTGGTTGTTCCTACAGGATCTACTGAAGAATCTTCTAATCCAGAAACAATATCTTCTGTAGTAGTGCCAACAGTCCCTTCTTCTGGACTGCCTCCTAACATTCCTGCACCGCCGGTAGAACCTCCTAATCCTCCTACTGAGCCTGAAGTACCAGACAAAATTTCTAAAACTGTAGGTATAGAAGAAGCAGTCGGTTCAACAACTACTGGTTCAGGTTCCTCTACTTCTCCGAAAACTACAACAGGATTTACTTCTAACTCTTCTGTAGAAGCTAATAAAGGATCTTCGTCTATTGTAACTTCCGTAACTTCAGTTGAGGGATCACTAGAAGCAGTAGACTCTAATAAACTTTCAGTAGGTTCAGTAATAAAAGGATCTTCAATATCTAATTCAAACTCAGGTTCTTCAAAATCTTCAAATTCAACAGTAGTTTCAGTAGGTTTTGTCGTATTTTCTAATATAGTTTCTGGTGTTGGTTCTACTTCTGTAATACTGGAATCAGCATCAGCTACTACTCCAGATACATTATCTTCCTGAGTTTCTCCTAGTTTTACTATTGTTGTTTTCGGAACTCTTTCATAAGCACTTGAAGCTATGTCTCTAACTTTCTGCCTTTGTGCATTAGATATTTGATCTGGCCTTAGCCCTGCAAAAGCAATATCATAAGCTGCTTCAATAAACTGTTCTAAAGACATTCCTGATTGATAAAGCCTTTCTCCAAGTTTATCTACTATTTCTTCTGTAGGGCTGTTATAGCCGGGTAAATTTGATTCAATAGTATTGTTAATTGCAGTTATCTGAGCCTGTCTTAACTCCTCTATGTATGATTGAGCAGCTTGTTCAGCTACAGTTTTATCTCTAGCGTCTTGTTGTGCTTTTCTTTGATCCGCTGCTTGCTTTAGCTTTACAGAATCATCATAATCTTTCTGAGCTATTCTTGCTGCTTTTTGAGCATTGTCACGTTCTGTTTGTGCAGCAGCTATAGTTTGTCGTAGCTTAGTAGCTTCGTTTTGTTTGTCTAATTTAGCTTTTTCAAGCCTATTGTTTAAAGATTTGTAGTAAGCAGAGTTTTTGTAAAAAACGCCTTTTCTATTTTTTTCTTTTTGTATCAGCTCTTCAAAAGAAGCTATAGTCTCGTCATAGCTTTCATTGCTTTCCTCAAGAGCTTCAGTAGCCGTAGTTACTTCATTGTCTGCATTTTGTAAAGCTTCTTCAGCAGTATTGAGAGTATTTAAGAAACCTTGAGTAGCGTCTACTGTTGTTGTGTCTTCCTCTTCTTCGTCTTCTTCCTCTGATAATGTTTTACCAGTTAGGTAAGCTAAGTACGGATTAATTCCTGCTTCAGATAAAACATCGTCTTCTTCTCCTTCTTGAGGAAAAAGACCAGTAACGACAAGAGATCCAGCTTCTCCAACAGGAATTCTACCGACAACAGCAAGACCAATAGTTTTTAACCCAGCAGCAAACTGAGATTCATTAAACTCTGCTATTTCATCAAACCTAGTGCCGTACAAACCCACTGCACCTTCTTGCATATAATGTCCCGGTTTTTGCTGTGGGTCATACTCGCCTGTCCAATACATATCTGTAAAGGAGCTAGGCTGCCCCGGATCACCTATGTTAAGATAGTAGGTGTCTCCTTTGTCATCTTTGTAAAACCTAGGTATACCTTCGTCTTCTAGGAACTGATTGATTACAGCGTTGTATGCTTTTAGTTCCTCAAAGTAATTAGTGTAGGCAGCTTCTACATCAGCACCTTCCATACCACTAGGATCAGTAGAGCCTGTGGCAGTCATTCCTGACTCGTCTGCCCCATAGAAGCGAGGCATATTCTTTACTAGCTCTCGTAGTCTAGCTAGTTGTGCTGTAGTTAGCTTAGGTGGACCACCTTCTTCCTGCTCAGTGTTGTCTTCAGAATCATCAAGTATTCTTCCTCCAAAAAGACTTAGGGAAGCCTCGTCTGCAAAAGGATCACTGTAAGCGAAAGATGAGAAGCCGTTAGCCACTACTTCTTACCCCATGTAGATAAAGTCTTGATGCCAAAGCTAGCTGATATTGCACCACCTAGGAATACTTTGTAGTAATCAGGCATGGTAGCCAGCACGTTAA